CGCAAAAACTATAGACGAAAACGGTATACCAGAACCTTCAGAAGCTGGTAATATACAAAGTTTTTACACCAACGATAATGATGTTAAAAATTTAGTTAGATCTTTACCTGAATTTAATATCACCCTAGATGATTCTGATATAAACGAATTAGGCGAAAACATGCAGGTATCACCCGGGATAAAGGGTAGATCTTTAGGTTTAAAAAATAGATTAATAGATTTCTTTTACGAGCCTTACATTGATCCTAAGGCGACAGATGAAAATCCTGATGTAAGAGCTGAATCAATTACAAATCCTAAAGGTAGAAGTAGAGGTAAAACTAGTCAAACACCAGTTTATAGATTAAAACCTGAATTTAGAGGTAAGGTTATATCTCAAGAATCTATAGATAAGGTTAAACAAGAAGCTGGTATTACGCCTCGTTTAGAATTGAATAAATACGATAGAACTATAGGGCAGTTTTTAAAAGGTTTAGCTTTTTATCAAGCTCAACAAGCTACTTTATCCGGGGCACAAAGAAAACTATCAGATCAATTACAAGCTATAGTAGATGACACTGATGCTTCTGTAGAAGCAAGAAAAGATGCCGCTAGACAACTAAAGCAACAAATAGCCGATATAACCGTTGGTCAAGGTAAATATTCTTTTAGTGCTGATGCCTTTATAAGTGCTGAAGGAACTCTTGATGATTATGCTAATTTAAGATATGGTTTTAGAATAGAAGATTTACCAACAATAAAAGGTGAGCGTAAATTAGCTAATAGATTACTAGGCATGTATGATGCTGGTACTTCGTATAAAATAAAAACAGAAAAAGATATAGATCAATTTATAGACAAGGTTGTATTACCAACGTTTAGATTAGGTCCTAAAGAAATGTTTTTTGGTCCTGATGGTGGTACTGTTTTTACTAGTAGCGCTAAAAACTTAGGTTTAAGTGCCAGCAGTCGTGTAGAGGGTCCTGTATGGCGAGAATTTGTAAAAAGAGTTAAAGCATTAGCAGAAGATAAAAACGTTAAATTTGGTGAACCAATACCCGGTGTCAAACCAAGCGACATGTGGACGTTAAGAAATAAATATAATACATATTTTAGTAGTCCAGCAAAAATTGAAGCAAATATTGACAATGGTAATATAGCTGATTTTAATAGAAAAGTAGGGGCAATACATGATGAAATGTGGAAGCGTATAGCTAGGTTAATTAAAAGCGATAAGCAAAATGCCGCTGGTATTGCTACATATTTAGGTTTTGTTGCTAATGACACGGGGCATTGGCATAAATTAGGGGCTCAATTTGCTGGTTATTCTAAAAAAATAAAAGGCAAAAGATATGAATATGAACACGCTATGCCAGCGACAGCCGCGTATGTTTACTTATTAGATGCAGCTTTGTCTGATGCTGATAATAAAACAAATAATTTTAATACAGCATATGAATTGGTAATCGACAATTATAAGTTAATATCTTTAGATAAAGCTATGGACGATAAGTTGAGAAACGCCAAAACAAACGCTGGTTTAAGTTTGCAAAAAGTAATGCCAGATAATTGGAGTGTACTAACAAATAATTGGTTTGAAAGATATTTTAATAGTATAGTAGCAGCACAAGATGGGGGAATAAACCCAGATGGTTTAATAGGTTTAGATGGTAGAACATTCACGGAAATATATGGTGTAAACGAAAGTGGTTATTCCGAAATAGTTAATGAAAATCATGATCTAAATGTAATGGCTAGTATGGCTGTTAATAGTGGTAGAAAAATAAATCATGAAACAAAATCAACAGGTATGAGCGCTTTTGATTTTGATGAAACTTTAATTGACAAAGGTGAAAACAAAATTATAGCTACTAAAGGAAATGATGTTATAGAAATTACATCGGCACAATGGCCAATAGAAGGACCGGCGTTAGCAGAACAGGGATATGAGTTTAACTTTGATGACTTTATAAATGTAAGAGGTGGTGTTGAGGGACCATTAATGCAAAAATTTAGGAATAGAATTAAAAAGTATGGTATTAAAAATAACTATATATTAACTGCTAGACCTCAAGAAAGTGCTCCCGCTATTCAAGCTTGGTTAAAGCAACAGGGTATAAACATGCCAATTGAAAATATTACCGGATTAGGAAATAGTACTGGCGAGGCTAAAGCTGAGTGGATAATGAATAAGTACTCTGAAGGGTATAATGATATTTACTTTGTAGATGATGCGTTGCCTAATGTTGAGGCTGTTAGAGACGTTATGGATCAATTAGATATAAAAGGTTCTTCTGTGCAAGCTAAAATTAATTTCAGCGCTGGGATGAATGAAACTTTTAATCAAATATTAGAAGAACAAAGTGGGGTTGAAGCTGAAAAAATATTCTCTAAAACAAAAGCCGAATTAAGAGGTAAAAATATAGGAAAATATAAATTCTTTATACCTCCTTCTGCTGAAGATTTCAACGGTTTGTTATATGCATTTTTACCAAAGGGCAAAAGAGGTGATGAAGCTTATGCATTCTTTAAAAGAGCTTTATTAGATCCATACGCTAGAGGTTACAGAGAATTAAACGCAGCTAAACAAACTATAGGTAACGATTACAAGGCTTTAAGAAAAGCTATGCCTGATGTTAGAAAAAAACTAACCAAAAGAATACCTAACAAAAAAGATTTTAGATATGCTGATGCCGTAAGGGTTTATTTATGGGATAAAGCTGGTTTTGATATTCCTGGATTATCAGAAAATGATAGAAAATTTTTAGTTAATTTAGTTAAAAAAGATCCAAATATTCAAAAATTTGCAGATACTTTAGGATTAATATCTAAAAGACCAGAAGGCTATGTAAAACCTCAAGAGCATTGGTTGACTACAAATATACTTGGTGATTTAAGTGATGCTGTCGATAAAGTTGGTAGAAAAGAATTTTTAGCTGAATGGAAACAAAATAAAGATATAATATTTAGTCCTGAAAATTTAAACAAAATAGAGGCTATTTATGGTTCTAACTTTGTAGAAGCACTAAAAGACATGCTACATAGAATGGAAACCGGTGTAAATAGAACTCAAGGTAACAATAGACTGGTTAATCAATTTATGAATTGGACCAATAACTCTGTTGGTGCTATTATGTTTTTTAATACTAGATCTGCAGTGTTACAAACATTGTCATCTGTCAATTTTATAAATTGGAATGACAATAACATAGCTAAAGCAGCTTTGGCATTCGCTAATCAACCACAGTTTTGGAAAGATTTTGCATTTTTATTTAACTCCGACATGTTAAAGCAAAGACGTAAAGGATTAAAAACTGATGTAAACCACGCTGAGTTAACAGAAGCTGTTGGAAGATCTAAAAATCCAGTAATGGCTGCTTTAAACTATTTATTGCAAAAAGGATTTTTACCAACGCAAATCGCGGATAGTTTTGCTATAGCTTCTGGTGGTGCTACATTCTATAGAAATAGAATTGCCACTTATTTAAAACAAGGATTAACTCAAGAACAAGCCGAAACAAAAGCATTTGAAGATTTTCAAGAAATAGCTGAGGCGACCCAGCAGTCCTCAAGACCTGATTTTATATCACAACAACAAGCTTCTGCGTTGGGTAGATTAATATTAGCGTTTCAAAACACTCCTATGCAGTATATGAGATTAACTAAAAGGGCTATGCAAGATTTAGCCGCTGGTCGAGGAGATGCTAAAACACATATATCAAGGATATTATATTATGGAGCTATACAAAACGTAATATTCTATAGTTTACAATCTGCTCTATTTGCCTTAGCGTTTGATGATGACGAAGAAGAGGAGCTTAACGAAAAGGCTGAAAAGAAAAAAATGTGGATATTGAATGGTATGTTAGATAGTATCTTGAGAGGTATAGGTGTAGGTGGTGCTGTTGTTTCTACTATTAAAAATGTAATATTAAAAATAGGTGAAGAGGAGCAAAAAGAAAGATGGAGAAAAGATGATAGTGCAGTTTTAGTTCAAGCTCTTAATTTATCTCCACCAATAGGATCTAAAGCCAGAAAACTTGTGAGTGCTCAAAAATCTTGGAATTACAATAAAGATGTAATTAAAAAAATGGATAAGTTTAATGTTAACAATCCTATTTGGGACGTTACTGGTAATGTTATTTCTTTCAGCACGAATGTTCCTTTAGATAGAGTTGTAAATAAAACTAGAAATATTAACGATGCTTTAAACGAAAATAATGCTACTTGGCAAAGAATAGCTATGTTTTTAGGTTGGAATCGATGGGGTCTAGGTTTGGATAAACCAGAAGATGTTGAACTTGTAAAAACTGAAATAAGAGAAGAAAAGAAACAAATAGCAAAAGAAAAAGCTAAAATTAAAAAAGAAGAAAAGAAAAAAGCTGTAGAGGAAGAAAATAAAGCTAAAATAGAAGAGAACAAAGAGAAAAGTAAAAAAGATGGTATTTGTTCAGCTATAAGTAAAAGTGGTAATAGATGTAAAACTAAAGTTGTTCAAGGTAAATTATTTTGTACTGTTCATGAAAAAGTAGAGCAAAACGCAACTGGTAAAAAATCTCAATGTAAAAAAATAAAAAAGGGAGGTAAGAGGTGCAAGATGAAAACATCTAATAAATCAGGGTATTGTTATTACCATGATTAGGTAAAGAATTAAAAAAATAAGTGACTATATAACAATGGTAAAAAGACTAATAATATTATTAACAATGTTTTTAATAGCTTGTTCAGCTCCAAAAAAATGTTGTGCTCAAAAATACGGGATTGAAGATGTTAAGAAAATGTTAAAATTTTCTACATTTTATGCGGCGGTTAATGGTGGTACATCGTTATCTGATGTTAATGTGTTTTCTGTAGATAACGGTCTATCTACAAGTGTTATATCAACTCCTTACGATTATAATTTTACCATAGGTTTACGTAAAATAGCTAGATTTGGATATGAGAATAAAGCACAAACGTTTTATGACGGTACGGAATCTAATTACAGTGATGCAGCCACTGTTGGTAAAGTTAGAGGAGTTGAATACATGTTTGAAGTGGATTATAAAAGACAAGAAGGTGTGGATTACATGGATCAACATCACTTTATTAGATTTAGCTCTGATGACGGGTGTCCAAACGAGCTGTGTGTTAATTTCTTTGCTTTAAAGCTGGAATATTTAGAAGACGGTTTTGCAGATATTAAATACTTCGAGGCATCAGAAAGATATAGACATCGTAAAAATAAAAATTTATCATGGA